AGGAGGAATAATTGATTTCTTTTTAGCTATAGGGAAAGGGTTTAATTCTTTAATGGAAGTAGCAAAAACTTTTTCAGACAAAGGAGGTGATTTAGCAGTAAAGAATGCCAAACTAGCAAAAGGAACCGAAGAATCACTCAAAGCAGGTATAGATCGAATAGAAACAGCAGTAAATAAAGCAAAAAATACTTTAAATGAAGTTCAAGAAAAAAAAGAGATACCAACTACAGAAGATATTAAAACAAATGTTAAAGAAAAGACTCCTGAGGAAAGAGACCAAGAAGCAAATGAGAGTTTATCGAAAGATAGTACAAAAGTAGGAGGAAGTAGAAAGAGTGAATATACACCAAATAAGCAAATAAAAAATAAAATACAAAAAGCAGGAAAAAGACTAAGAAATACATTAAAAATGTTTAATAAAACATTACCCAAAATGAGATATTCATTAAAACAAAACAATAAAAGAAATGCTAAAAAAAGCCAAAAAAATAAGAAAAAATATACACGCAAACATATTGTTTAGTGCCTTTTTTTCAGTTCCTTTTTTTAAGCTATTTTTTTTGATTAGTTTTCCAAGTAATATAACCAATACTCCTCCTAATATTAAAGGATGTTCCTAAATGATCCTTTGCTATTTCTAATGTTTTTCTCTCTTGTTCATTTAAACTTTTTAAATATTGTTCAATTGATTTAGTTTCAGTATCCATTGTGTTTATTGAATTCATATATATTTATAAATGAATTCAATTTTTTATTATTTAACCTAATATTTTATTATACATATTAATTCACCATTCATTTTCACATTTGTTTTTTGAAATACTTTTGTTATACTTTGATCTATTGTGTATCCATTATTTATTAAAAATTCAAATAAATTTGGTAAATCATCTATACATAAAAATCCACAACTATTAGTATCATCCTTTATTGCTATTATACAATTCGGTTTCCTACATAAATTTGTATTCGCTTCAAATGGCGATAATTTGTTTTGTCTTATCTGTTTACATATATCTTTTAATGGACCATCTGGCATTTTATTTAATGTTAATATATTCGTATATTCTTGAACAATTGAATTATAATAAGGAATACTACTGAGAGAATATAGTTCCATTTTTATTTATTAGTATATAAAAAAATTGAAGTTTTAATTTTTATAATTATTAAAGTATTATAACAATGGATACTGAAAATACTATTTTCCGCTTTAAATTCTCAACTGAATTTAATAATCAACTCTTATCATTTTCCAAACTTCATCAACATGATGATAGACACACATATAAAGATAATTGGACATTGTGGTTACAAGCTAATGATGAAATAGTTGACCAAGAATTTCAAAGGTTAAGACAACAAGGTTATGATGGAAATATTATAGATAAAATGTATAAGAGTGGTAGATATTATTATCGTAAAAAGACTCCTAAGAAAGAACCAAGACAAAGGAGAAAATACATTGCTATTGAAACTGATGTAATTGAACAAATGGATAAACATATTGCTGATAATTTTGATTCTCCTACTTTTAAACCATCATCCGCATTTGAGTTATTTACAAATGAATTTAAAGAATTAATTGAGGATGAAACAAATAGATTAGTTGAAAAAGAATTATCAAAAGACGACATTAAATTGAAATTTAAAAAAACATACAAAAATAGATATTTCATATTTACAAAGCAAAAGTCAAATGATAATAATTCTATTGTTTCGGAAGATTAACTTAAAAATTATATATAAATTAATATAATGAGTTTACTTGTTAATGAATCGTTTTCCATTAATAATTCTATATCTATTTCAAATAAAATTAAAAATATTCCTTTTTTTTTTCTTTATTATAACCCAATTAATACCTTTAAAAATTTAGACCAAGATAGGAACATTTTACCTATTTCTTTTTCTAATTCTATACTATCCAAAATTAAATTTAAATTAATTCAACATTACCACTCTAAGTTAACTCCATTTAATTTTACCGATAATTTTTCAAAATCTCTCTATCATTCTTTTATTTCTTCTTCTCTACTTCAAGATATTTCTATTTGTTACATTGTTTCTCCAACACCTTTTATTACTTCTAATGAATTGCCTTTATTAAACGATTTTTCTTTTTCTTTGGATTTAAAAAAAATAAACTATTCAACCTTAAAATCCTATTTTTCTATCGATTTTCTCTCTAATCCTTTTATTTCAATAGATATTTATCTTATTTGTTATCTTATTCATAATAATATATCAACATTAGATACTCAACATTTCAATATCATTTTGAATGATTATACAACCAATAGAGAGAAAATCCAGATATATTCCATTCTACCTATTTTACAATATTTTATTAATTATGATACTACACAAATTATAAAATACCTATTACAATTTAAACATACATGGTCTTATTATTCACTTTGTTATTTTTTTATTCAATATTATTCTGATTTATTAAAAGAATATTTATTATATAAAACCTTTATAGAATATATACAATGTCCTCCCAAAGAGAGAAATAAAAATATAATTAATATTATTAATAATATTTTATTTCTTATTTAATTTATTTCTTTCCAGATCTTCTTCTTCTCTTGGCTGATTTCTTTCCATGCTTCTTTCTTGCTTTCTTAGCAGTTTTCTTAGGATGAGTCATATGTTTTTCACTTGCTCCCTTTTTATAAGTCGTTTTTGCCTTCTTCAATACATCTCTTAACATAACAGTGGTTCCCTTAGGAGCAGCCTTTTTCATCTCCTCCATGGTTTTCTTAACATGAGCACGCCATTCGTTTGCCATAATATATATACACGAATATTTAAAAAAATTGAAATATTTATTAATTATTTCTTATTAATTAGTAAATATGTCTAAAGTGATTTTAACGCGATATTTATATATATTTGATGAAGTCGCATTGGCTTTTATTGAATCTATTTTAAAAAAATCTTCTCTTAATGAAGCTTATTTTTGGATTTCTGAATTATATTTATCAGGCTTCCATAAACAGTGTTGGCAATTATTATGGTTTATTTATTTTGACTTTTATTTCATTAATAATCCACAATTTGTCTCTTTCTTTCAAAAAAAATATAATGATAATTCTTTTAATTCATTACTTACTATTGTTAAAAATTTATTTAAATTATCTTCATCTCATCAGATATTTATTACACGCCAATATAATTCTCAAATTAAAAATATAGATTATATATTTCGTGGTAAAAAACCAAACTGGCTTAAAAATGGATATCCTTCAAAATTTCATGGTCTTTTTAGATTTTTAGATAAAAAATTATATCATTTTGCTGTTTCTTCATTACCAGAACAAGTTGATAATTCTTTATGGGATTGTATATATTTATATTATAATATTGATTCCAATAATCAAAGTCTATTAAATGAATTTTATAATTGTTCTTATGATAATACAATACATAAAATATGGGCTATTATTTGTTTATTGGAATTCAATAAAGATTATAATATTAGTAAAAAAAAAATGTATATTTCTATATCAAATTCAGAATTAGAAGATATTACTAATATTCACAATCAACCTATACCTCTTAGTAAATATAACAATCCACAAATTTATAAAACACTTTCTTATAAAAGAATGTTTTCAATACCGAAAACTATTTCAGCATTTTATTTAACAAGAGAACATGTAGATAATATTAATGAATTAATATGGCATCATTGGGAATATCATTCTTATGACTGTCCTATTTGGAAGGAAAGATTTAATAAATATAAAATAAAGATTGATCATGATAAACAAAAAATTGAATTCGAAGATGATGATGAAATGGAAGACTTTTATAGCCAATGGGGATATGAACCAGATGAACAATCAGGTGAAACAATAAATAAAAGAATGTATCAAATAGAAAAAATAAATTGGAAACAATGGTATGAAAATATATTTGAAAAAGAATCTATTTATGAATTACCTCCAGATTTTAGATTTTCATATTAAAAAAAATTGAAGTATTTAATAATTAATATTTTTTTATTATTATACAAGACAAAATGGTCAAGAACGCAAAAGGAGGTAATAAAAGTAAGAAAATGGGACGAAAGTTCCTAGGCGCACCTGTCCAAAAACAGGTTCGTTTAGCTGATCCAAATGAACCTTTAGAAATCTATGGAGTCGTAGATAAACTATTTGGGCATGGACGATTTCAAATTAAAGATCATACTGGTAAACAAAGACTAGTAATTATTCCTAATAAATTTAGAGGAAGAGGTAAGAGAGATAATACCGTTGTTCTAGGAGGTTGGGTTTTGGTTGGTATTCGTGAATACGAATCATCGGAAAACGCTAAGTGTGATTTATTGGAAGTATATACTGATGCTGAAAAACAAAAATTAAAAAAATCAAGTAATCCTATTTTCAATCAATTAAAAAGTGATCACGATAAAGAACCTGCTGATGACGGCGAATTTGAATTTTCAATGGGCGATGAAAATAATGAAAAATATGAAGACATTATTCAAAATACAGAAACTAATAATCAAAATACTATTAAATTTGGTGATGATGAAGAAGAAGTAGATATTGATGATATTTAATTATTTCCTGATACATCTTTTAAACTATTTAATATAGCTTCATTTAACATTTCTTCTTCACTTCTAAATGGAGGTGGTCTATTTATATAAGAATGAGGAATTGTATTAAAAATTTGATTCCTTCCAAACGGATGAATAATATTTTCTATTGAATTTATTGAATTAAAAAAATTACTTCTACTTTCATTTATATTTTCCTCTTCTTTATAATCCTCATTTTTTATTTCTTTACTTTCAAATTTATATCTACATACAGGACATTCACAACTTTGTTTACTTAACCAATTTTCTATATACTCTGTTTTAAATCCATGTTTACATGGTAATACTGTTATTTCCTCATCATTTTCAAATTTTTCTTGACTTATTGGACATGTATCATTTACACATTCTTCATTATTATAATTTATCTTTTTTAATAATTTTTTAGCTTCCTCACATATCACATATTTATATTTAACATCTGTATTAAATGATCTTTCTAATACATCTGAATTATTTTGATTTCCTAATAAAAAATTTCCAAACAATACTCGTTCCATTAACATTTCAAATCTATTTTCTAATCTTGTATTCATCTCATTAATTTCAATATCATTTAAACTTATATCTATACCTGGTATCCCAACAAATGAATTTATATTAGTATTTAAATTATTACTCATATCTATATTAAAAATATTCATTAATATAACTAATTAATATTTTTTTAAACATATTTTTTTATTCAATTAATTCACTCAATTTATTATATCTTTCTTTATCCAATGTTTTTATTAACACATTCCAAGGAGTAAAATTTTGTAGACCATTTAATCCGTCTTCTGAAAATTCATTTAAAGCAGTAGGACTGTAACCTGACATCATAGCATATCCATCATGGTAAGACAATACTGGAAATCCTTGTGTTACTCTTAGATTCCAGAATACTATCTTTGGAACTTTATACGGCTTTCCACAAATCTTTATCCCAGCATCATGATATTTCTTCTCTAATATTTCTCTTACTGTCTTACTTCCAAATCTTTGTTCTGATGCCAGTTTATTTTCAGCAGCATCAAACTGCATATCTGAAAACACAGCAAGGATTAAATTTTCTACTTCTTCAGCTGGTAGTTTATGTTCTACAACTGTATCTAAAATCAAATCCATACACTTATGGAAATCTGTATTCATACCCCAAGGAATATCTTTAATTTTTTTCACATCTGCTACAAAGTCTTCTTTATCCTCTAATTTTATCCATTCTGGCTTAACATTAAAAGTCATTACTCGTTTTCCTAACTTACTCTTTTCTGCGACTCTTAAACCTAAACCAATTGCACTTAGTAGAGGTTTCATTTCATCAACTTCCATTGATCCGGATGTGTCAACAATAGGAATCATATCTCCTAACTTACTAGTTTGTTTACTATTACTCTTCCATTGTTCATTCAAAATTTCTTTATCCGTTTTATTAACACAAATAAGAGCTTGTTTTACAAAATCAATCATTCCAACATTTTTTCCCTTCATCTCCTTTTTTCCACTCTTTACATCTTCCATGTATTTCTCCAAGTTATTTTTACATTGATTCCTATCTTCACTATCTATATTCTTTTTATTCATAAAAGCTCCTCGTTGTCTATTCATTGTTACTGATGTTACTCGGTTAAAGTCTATATCAGCCCAATGTTTCTCACATTGTTTTATTTGAGTGGTATCTAAAGAACGATTCTTAGCAGAAATTTTCTTTCTCAACTGCGTTTTGGCCTTATTTACACCCTTGCTATTCCAATCATATTTCCCAAACTCCGCAAAATAACACTTAGCAATTTCTTCAAAAATCCATCCAAATTTTCTACTTTTTTCACGAGGACTCCATTTCCATACTAAGCTATTATTACCTGTTTCCTCCTCTAACTTCATTTGCTCTACATATAAATCAACACATTTCACCGATCTCTCTTTTCTAATATTCATAAAATATTTCAAATCTTTCCAACTTCCAAAAGGTTTCTCATCACTTTTAAATCCCACAAATCTTTTTAACATCTCTTTTCCCACTCTCTCATCCAAATCAAATAAAACATCTAGTAGCTCAAGACTCAATGCATATTCTCCTTTTCCTTCATCAATATCTCGAGTATTGGCCAATATTTTTAACATCAAAATTTTCTTTTCTCTATCTCCTTCTTCATAAATTTTTCTATATACACTTTTCAGTTTTTTTGCATCTTTAGTTCTTACTAATTGAAAATATAACTGACATATTTGTTCTTGCTGTACCTCCGACCAACTATATTCAATATGATTGTTCTCCCCATATTGAATAGAATTCTTCATGTCTAATGCTGATACTAGTGCTGCCATTGTGTATACCTAATTTAAACTCTTGTCTTTAAACCTCTTTGTTATTTATTTAACACACACTTTATATTTTAATTTTTTTTTCTCCTGGTTTTTCCTTTTTGTATATTAAATCTTACTCTTTTTGTATTCGGAATATTGGTTTTTTCCAATGTATTAAAAACAATGTATATATTATTTAATTTATGAAAATAACTTAACGAAGACTCAAATGTATAATCATCTATATTTTTTAAATTAGTTAATAAATTAAACTCTTGATTATCTTTTAAAAAATTTTTCAATTCTTTGTTTTCCAAATTAAAATTGTATATTAATATTGATATTAATTTATATTTTGTTTTGTCCATTTTATCATTTTCTCTAATTAATTTTACTAATTCCTCTTTTTCTATTTTATTACCTTTGTTTAAATTTATTTCTTTTTCAGTTATTTTTTCTAACTCATTTTTTTTATTAATATATAGACAATTTACTTTTAAGTATTTTACTTCTTCTGGGTAAAAAATTTCATATTTTTTTTCTTCATTTTCGTATTTATTTATCCAATCATCATCAAATTGTTCATTATCACTATCCATTATTAATTATTTATATTTATTCTTATTAGTTTTAACTAATCTTCTTCCTCTTCTAAATATTCTTCTTCTTTTTCCTTTTCCTCTTCTGCTAATGCCTTCTCAGCTTCTTCCCATTCTTTTTCTAGAGCCGCACAATATTTTTCATATTTTTCATGTTCTATCTCTGCCCACATAAATGAATCTATTTCACCTGTTTCATAATAATGCCTTTCTGATTCTTCTCTTCGTTTCTCATGTAATTCCATACTTCTAATTCTAAATTTTTCCATTTCCTTTTCCCATTTATAATCTTCAATTGCTTGTAAATGTTGAGGACTAAATGTTTCATCATAACTATTAAACCAATTTACACCATCTCTGCTCCATTTTGTTTTCAAATTAGGAATAATTATACTTGATGATAATTTACTAGCATCTTCTATGTATTTTTTCCAGTTTTCTCCTATTTTATTTCCTTTTAAGTAAACAGGACCTTTCCATATAGGACCATCCCAATATATTGGATTATTTATATCTGTTAGTGGTATAGTTTTTTCCTCTGTTTTTTTTATTCTTTTTATCCATTCTGATTCCTTTTTTGGTTCTTCCACTTGTTTTTGTTCCTCTTGTGTCTGTTTCACTTGTGTCTGTTTCACTTGTGTCTGTTTCACTTGTGTCTGTTTCACTTGTGTCTGTTTCACTTTTATTTCTTTTTTTAAGACTTGTTCTTTTCTAATGAATTTAACTTTATCTAGATTATCTTCTGTTTTTTCCATTTTAAAGCGATCTGGTATTTCGCTTTTACCTTCTTTTTCTCTTTTATTATTTCTTTTTTTATTATTTTTTTTTTTGTTATTAGAATTAAAATGATTATCTTTTAATGAATCAAATCTACCCATTATTATGCTTTACTTCTACTTGAGTTATATACTAGAATATACAAGCTATTTTTATATATATTTATTTTATATATATGAAAGTATTTTACACCTTTGGACATTTAAAACGCCGATTATTTATAAAAAAATTGAAAAATATATAAATATAATTTATAAATTATAAATTATAAATTAGATTGCTAAAATGGAAACAAAACAATATCATAACAAAGGTTATTGGGATATGGTAAGAATTTCTAATGAAGATAAAGAATATCCTTCTAATATGGGACAGAAATGGAATGATGAGGAAGAAGCATTATTATTAAAAGAACTTAATGATAATATAGATATTGAAATAATAGCACAAAAACATAATAGAACTATTGGAGGCATAAATTCGCGACGACGAGAAATCGCATATAAAATGTATTTAAAAAATGTCTCTATTAACGAAATAATTAGACAAACTAAATTAGATAATAATTCTATTGAAGAAACAGTAAAAAAAAGAGAAAACAATAATTCAAAAAAAATAAAAACTAAAAAAGATAATAATATATT